CTTTTGAATTTAACAGGTTCCATATTTGTTATCAACCCAGTATGAAAAACGTTCAATCCATTTTCCGCATACTAGAGTAAATGAAAGATAACTGGACATATATTGCACTTCTGGCCGCCGTTGGATTGATCGGCTACGTTCTTATGCAGACAAAGGAGACATTCGTGCCCGAGTTTCTAGAACAGGGAAATGTAAAGGCAACATCTGAAACCCGCCAGTCATCGTATGCGCAGAAGACAAATCATTTTGTCATGACGCCTTCTAAACCTGAACCAGTTGCTGGCACGGAAACTCCTTTCCGCGTCAATATGCACAATTCATTCATGACTTAAAATAACGTTCGCATTTATTTAGAGATACATACACCTATTTAAATAAAAATGAGATTTCATGTATTTTCACTACCGCATACAATTACTCGTGCAGATTATTCCGCATGCGCGTTCACCCAAAAAGTTTTGAAATTTTGCAAGATGATGACTGAACGCGGCCACACTATTTATCACTATGGTCACGCTGATTCTGAAGTTATCTGTACTGAGCACATTGCTGTGACTGATAACGAAGTTCTCGAGAAAGCATACGGAGTCTACAACTGGAAGAAGAATTTCTTCCAGCACAATACAGCTGATTATGCTCACAAGACGTTCAATGAGCGAGCTATTGTTGAAGTAGGTAAACGTGCTCAACTTAATGACTTTGCTCTATGTTTTTGGGGGTATGGTCATCAGCCTATCTTTGAAGCACATCGTCAGCTAATTCCGGTTGAACCTGGTATTGGGTGTCCTAACAAAGTATGTACTCCTTATGCAGTGTATGAATCATATGCAATTATGAATTTTGTATACGGAAAGTTTGACAAGTCTCCTCATTTTTATGATGCAGTGATCCCCAATTATTTTGATAAAAATGATTTTGAATTTTGTGATACGCCTAAAGATTACTTCGTTTTTGTTGGTCGCATAATTGAATCCAAGGGCGTTGGTCTTGCCGTCGATATGACAAAGAGAATCGGTGCTAAGCTTTATGTTGCTGGTCAGGGAGATCTAGCGTCTGTATGTGGTGGAACTATTCCCGATCATGTTACCGAAATTGGGTATGTAGAACCTGCTCAGCGCAAGGAACTTATGAAATATGCTAAGGCTCTAATTGCTCCCACGTATTACAATGAGCCGTTTGGTGGTGTAACAATCGAAGCACTTTTCTGTGGAACTCCAACGATTACAACGGATTGGGGAGGATTTGCAGAGAATAACCTACATGGAGTAACGGGATACCGTTGCCGCACGATGGAACAGTTTATCTGGGCGTGTAAAAATATTGATCGTATTTCTCGTCAAGATTGCCGCGACTGGGCTGTGAATAACTTTAGCCTAGAACGTGTTGGTCGTATGTACGAGGAGTATTTTAGCAATGTACTAAAAGTTCATGATGGTTCAAATGGATTTTATGCAGAAAATCCAGACCGCACTGACCTAGAATGGATGACTCGTTACTATCCTACAGGATCAATACAGAAGCCTCCGACGGTTTCTGAGGAACTGTCCCCGCAGCCCTGTGTTGTAGCACTAACTCCCATGTAGATTTAAAACTCTCAATGTTTTTGACAATCCAATTGGGATTATGATCAACCGTTTGCTGCTGTATTTGCGCAAGTTCCCAGTAGAATAGTCTGTGATCATCTTCTTCATTAAAGACTTCAGATCTCCAAACTGGAACCGTTCGGCTATCATTAAAATGTTTATAAATAACTTCTCCAGCGTCTGTAACTGCAAAGAATGATTTATACTGAGATTTGGAATCAATCCACTCAGTATAGGTTAGCTCCTTAAATTTCATCTCTACAAACTCACATTTTGAAATGCGAGTACATTCCATTTGAAGTTGCATTTGACACATATACTGAGTAGATATAGGGCTACCGTCTAGTACACGACTGATAGGACACTTAATTTCAATCAGACGATTGTGCAGAGGATGCGTGGGATCAAAATGGCGAAGAATACCATCGGGAGACGCACCTAGAAACGAATAGTCGGGATGAGGAATACACGTTGTATCTACAATTTCGATTCCAGGATTTTGAAAGCAATAGATATCTTTTGCTATTTGTTCAAAACGTGTACCCCATACGAGAGATCTAGAACCAGATCCTTCCGATGAACGCGGAACGAGTTTTGATACTACAATTTCATGTTTCATTGCAGGAGTTGCATCTGCACATGCTTTAACGATTTCTGAAGCAGTTAGCATTTCTCCTCGCTTTTGATGCCATTCATCCGTTCGTTGATCATTCTTTCCATACTTTGCAATTAGATCATCTACATTACAGTTATCCATTTATTTTATAACCTATACTAGTATATAAACCGAATCCATTTTAATGCTGAAGATGAAAACTATCAAGAGAATGGAAATCCAATCGCAAGAACAATGGGTTCTATATCGACTAGAAAAGTTTTATACAGATCCTTCTAACTTTAATCGAGTGAAAAATATCATAGATGGCAAATCAAAAATTTCACTTCGCCTTATTGATTGGTTTGTTACAAATTATTCAAAAAAATACAATATAACATACATAACAAAAAATCAAAAGCATATGATTGTATATTTGTCGTATAAGTCACATCTCAAAGCATATAGCAAAAAAATGTTCGATCCATTCTGTCGTTGGAAGCGTATTAAGTTTCGTGATATGGAAACAACTGTTGGTCAGTTGAATTTTTTCGAATGGGCAATCACAGATGAAGTTCTTAAATATCTAGAAGATCACCAAGACGAAGTTCATAAAGATATGGAAAATCGCCTTCAGGATTCAAAGAAGAAGGAAGAGCAACCAAAGAAACGCCATGAGCTTTCAAATTCGGCGACAAAGTCTATGAAGCATCATGAAACGCGTGTAACTATATCATTTGATTAACTTTATTAGTAACAAATGTTCTCTAAGTTGAGACCGTCACTTGTTTATAAAAATTTATCCCCCGAGATTGCTAACCATGATCAGGACATAGATGCAGATGAGTGGGATTATAATGGTCGTCTTGTATATCGTGGAGTAGCTGATCCACAATATCAAAATCAAGGGCTTTCTGTATATTGGTTGTATGATGCCGATTCAAAACGTGTTGGACTTTCTGAGCATGAAAAGGACAATGAAGAAAAATTTGAATCAATTTGGTTTCGCGATAATGAGTTTTCCACTTTGCTACAAGAAGACTGGAAGTCTCTCGATAAAACAATTTGGTCTGCATTAAGTCCCGAAGCATATCAAGATTGTTTGGAAGATGATTTTTCAAATGTAATTGACCGTACACTTTCATCCACGACTCGTCTCATAACACCTTCTTTTATAGAATCATTACCAACTATTTATGAATGTGAGAGATGCAATAAGAAGTCTATTTCAGAGTTGAAGAATTGTTCAACCGTGAAAAAAACATATATAAGTTCTAATTCTATTCTTTTTATTGATTCAAATTATGTTTTATGTGTTCCTCCAGAAAACTCTTCTGTTTGGTCTAAGCTGAAGCTCCCACCGCCTTCTTACGACGGCTCACGGGCTTCTCCTCAGCCGGAGGCTCATCACGAACCTCTTCCTGTACCTGAACAGGAGCATCCTCCTCTACAGGAGCATCCTGTAGCTCTGCAGCTTCCTCTTCATCAGGAACCTCATCCTTGAATACATCCTTGGCAGTTACACGGCTCTGAGGATACACACGCGCAAACGTGAGCTTCCATGAGACACCAAATCCACCACCGGACATCGTATAGATGCTACCGCTGATTACTAGACTTGCACTAACTCCCTTGGGGAATACGCTGACGATTGACTCCGGAGTTGCATAAATAGGATTACCACTTCCATCTGCAATGTCAGACTTTACACTGCCATCGTAGACAGGAATCTTCACGCGAAAGCTAGGCGAGTACTTTCCGTTGGGAACCTTCTCGCCGTTTACCGTATCAGTTGAGACTGACACGATCTTTGAGAAGCTATCGCGAAGAGCTTCAAGTGAACGCTTCTTGCCGAACCACTTCGTACTGTTGTCGAATGCCTGCTGAATAACCGTATCCTCTAGATCGAGGAGAAAGTTATAGAGTGCACCGGTCTCAGAACCATCCGTACTACGCTCCTTTCCGAACTTGTCACATCCGTCAAGAGGTACACTCATGGTATATGAGCTTACACCGGTCTTCTCATCCGTGCGAACCCAGATTCCACCAGGGATCTTGATCTTTGCAGGTAGACGAACCTGGATATTCTTACCTTCGAACTTCCAATTGATAGGCGGATTGCGGTTAGATTTTGCCATGCCTACTACGAAAGTTAGCTTGCTCGTGTCGATCTTAGAAGGAGATAGGATGTCAAAGTTGCTAGCCATTTTATCTTGTTGTG